CTAACTCATGCTATTAATACGTAGACTACCTTTGACAAATGCTGCACCTTTAACCCAGCTTAAATGAATGTCTTTTGGGGAGTGATGTTGATTCTGAGAAACTAGCTTTATCCAATCTGTGCCACGTTCTGAGCTTTGCACATACTTGACAGTTGTATATTCATCATCTTCGTTCTGTATATCTAAAAGGTACATTTCTCCAAAATATAAGCTGTCAATTAAATTGGTATTATTGATTTTTCTGAAGAATATGATATCGCCAGATTTTAAAATAGGGTACATACTATCACCCGTAATGCTTATTGCACCATCTACTTTCGGTAGATTAGGGATGCTAAAGTAATCAATTATAGTGCTACGATCTTTTTGAAAGAGTGTTACAAAACTTGCTGCCGCATTAATGTCATAATGTGGGATAATCTGGTTTTTCTGAAGCACCCGATCCGTCCTTAATAAAAATTCAGATTTACTTATCCCTTCCTCAATGCGACGTGCTTCTTGAACTTCTTCGAGATTAACGTCCATTTCATCCTCAATTAATGAATAAAGACTTTTGTTTATTGCTTTGCTAATATCCTTTACAAAAGATACTTTGAGATCATCAGCTTGGAGCCTACTATTTAGTGTTTGCGGCGTTATTTCAAGCTTTTGAGATAGGTCTTTTAGCTCGATGCCGAATTTTTTCAGTTTGATTTTCAGGTCTTTACCATTCATAATAAACAATTTTCTTTATTTTACGTCTTTCAGTAAACAAAAGTCTTTATATTTGTTAAAGAGAAAACGATATAAAATACTTTTATCAAAAAGACAACAAACACTATGAACGACAAAAGTAAACAAAAAAGGAATAACTACAACACCCCGGTCTTGGAGAGACTGGCAAAAAAGTATGGCTATAGTTTAACCTACATAAGATGGTGTATTGATGGTACAAGAAAAGGCGAAATGCCTGATGTTATAAAAAAAGAATACAAGTCCCTTTGCGAGAAGGTAGATGAAGTACTGAACAACGAGTAATTAACATAAATGCAATTGATATGCAAAACGCTTATATAACCTTCGAAGGTGAGATTGGAGTGAGAGTATCGTTTTTAATAAACGACATCAAATCCCCTGTTGAGGTTGATCCTAAATCCTTAAAAATATGTACTTACGAGGCATTAAAGAAGCGTGCATCACGTACGCCTGCTTTGAAGCTACGCGAGGGCAAAGGTCTGGGCAATGAAGCATTGTATTCGTTCAAGAATTTGCCTTATGATTGGCAGATCATGTGCCGTGATAAGTTTGGAGATCCTGAAAAAGTATTAAGCGAGACAGCAATACTTGAAAGGGTATATCAAAGAGACTGGAAAGCATCTGAGTTTTATAATCAGTTCCGTAAACCAAACGGAGAGGCTCTTCCAAAAGAACTAATTGAAGCCTATACAGCTAATGCATCCACGCTTAATGCTGTCATAGCAGGACTATCAATGCGTAGGTCTTACAGAAAAGCCCTAGGAGGCTCTGTTTCCAGTCTGATGGACAGTATTAAGTCTGACGTTGAGATAATGCGTGAGAAGAACGGACATACGTTAAAATTACCATCACTACAACGCACATTGACTAAGTACAAAAAGGAAGGATATGCTGCTTTGATTAGTGGCAAGGTTGGGAACACGAGTGCGGCAAAGGTTGTTGATGCCAATCAACTTTCAGTGCTGCAAGAATTACTGAAAAAACACAATAAGTACGATAACGTACAAATTGCTATGGTTTACAACGAAGTGGCTAAAACGCTTGGTTGGAAGAGTATCTCAGACTCAACTGTAGCAAACTACCGTAAGGAGTTCGACCTCTACATCTACGCTGGTAATTCAGGTGTGACCAATCTTCGCAACAATAGATCTATGCAGCATAAACGCCGTGCTCCAAATGTGCCAATGGTTTACTGGACGATCGATGGATGGGACGTCGAATTGTTCTACCAGAAGACAGCAAAGGATAAGGACGGTAAAAATGTTACCACTTACCACCACAGACCAACTGTTGTTGTTGTTTTAGATCCTTGCTTGAAATATCCTGTAGGTTATGCAATTGGTACACATGAAACCCCCGAGTTAATCAAGGAAGCACTTAGAAATGCAGCGAACCACACAAGGGATCTCTTTGGTAAAAGGTATAAATCATTACAGATCCAAACTGACCATTATGGAAAGGGAACTTTAGTTCCAATCTATGAGGCAATGACCTCACATTATACACCAGCCAGAGTGAAGAATGCTAAAGCTAAAGTTGTAGAACCTTATTTCAAAGAGTTAAACAAGGATCTGCAATTGATATCTCCAAACTGGTCAGGCTTCGGGATCACTTCACGTAAAGAAAACCAACCTAATGCAGATTATTTGAACAAGATCCGTCATTCATTCCCTGATTTCGCTGGTGTGTGCAGGCAAGTTGAACAGCTTATTGCCGTTAAACGCATGGCTATTGTTGAAGAGTATGTAAAACGCTGGCACATGATGGCTGATGATGACCATAAGGAGCTGACAGATGAAGAGTATCTCTATTTGTTTGGCGAAACCACTGGCTACACAAACAGGCTCGAAGCATCTGGCGTAAATGCTACCATTCTCGGTCAAAAGTACTCGTTTGATACATTCGATCTATCCTTCAGAGAGAACAAGTTTGTTGACTGGTGTGTCAAGTTCGATCCAGAAGATCTGAGTCAGGTACTTGTGGTAAATGCGAAATCAAAAGATGGTCGTCTGGAAGAGGAGATCGGTACAGTTCGGTTTATGCTAGAGCAAAAATACGTTCAGCCGATGGCACTATACGATCGGACTGAAGGTGATGCAGCTGCTAAAGCCAAAGTTGACCGCTTCAATAAAATGCTAGAGGAAAAGATCGTTGAACGTAATGCAGAAACATACCGTAATGTAGAGCAGCTTTTTAACGAAACTCCAGAATTAGATAGTACACTATCCAAAATTGTACTTGTCGATTCCCGTGGTCAGCATAAGGATCAGCGTAACACTGAAAGACAAAAGCAAATTCAGCAAGGTGTTGATAAAATTACTATCAAAGAGCAAAAACGCCAAGCTAGAATTGAAGAAGAGAGGACGATTGCCGACCGGAAAGCCTATCTGGAGAGTAAGTCGAACCTTGACGACGTATGGAATAATATATAATACCTAAAGACATGGAAAACACTTTAAAAGCACAAATAGTAGACGCATTAGCGTCATATATGGAAGCTCATAAACTTACGCAGTCGCAGGTCGCTAAAAGTACAGAAATAAATGCAGCATACTTGACTGCCATACGTAAGCATAAATATTTTATGCACGTTGGTGGTAAGAATGTCGATATCGCAGATAAGTATTTTCACCGTATTGCAAAGTATGTAGGTTTTGAAGTTGATAAACAATATTGGGAACGTCGCAAAACACCCCAAATGAACGAGCTGTACACTGAGATCATTTTAGCGAAAGATAATGGCGAACCAATCGTATACGTCAATGAGACTGGAGCTGGAAAAACCTATACGCTGGACTTTATTCAGACGCTCCATCCAGAAGATTTCTTTGTAATCAAAGCAAGCGAAAGCGATCACATGCGCGATATCATTGATAAGATCTGTGAGGTGCTTGGTATCGAAAAAAGAACTAGATCCACATCTGGACGTTTGCGCGAAATATCTCGTGAGCTTAGAAAGCTTCGTGAAAGGGGCTTTAAACCATCTTTAATTTTTGATGAAGCGGAATATTTCAAGTTCAAAACCCTGTGCATGTTCAAAGAACTATATGACCACTTAAATGGGCTGGTTTCATTAGGCTTAGTTGGTACAGATCAGCTGGTCGAAAATATCGAAACGATGGTCATGAAAAATTTGCCCGGCATGCCTCAATTCTACCGTCGTGTAAAGTTCAAGATCCGTCGTGGTATTCGCATAGATCGTCGCTACGAGATCTTTCTACAGGACAAAACTCCAGAAATTCAAAAGTGGCTACGTCAGAACTGTGATAACTATGGCGAATTGTCTGATGTGGTTACAACTGTATGGCGCGAGGCCGACAAATTAAATCAACAGGTTTCCGTGGAGTTTATCGAAACGGTTCTGGGCATTACTGGTAAACGTTTAAGTGTACGATAATGGGAAGAGCTTGGACTGTCGACAATGTGATGGGTACAAGCCACCCTCAATATCCCTTTAAAGGCGCATGGTATCAAGCTTTTAAAAATCCTTCAAAGACAGGTACATGGTTTATTTATGCGAACTCGACAAATGGCAAAACAACCTTTGTACTTCAATTGATAAAAGAGCTCGCGCAATATGACAAGGTGCTTTATGATTCGCTAGAGGAAGGAAATAGCGACACAATGCGCGAGGCTTTTTATCGTGTTGGAATGAATAGTGTAGCAGGACAGGTAGCGGTTGTTAAAGAAGATTTCCAGACACTTAGGGCAAGGCTTAGGAGGCGTAAAAGCCCGCGCGTAGTTGTCATTGATAGTATTCAATATTTCAGAAGGTTCACCTTCGATAAGTATCTGGAACTAGAAAAGGAATTTCCTGATAAACTGTTTGTGGTGATCAGTCAAGCGAAAGGAAAGGAACCAAAGGGACAAGTGGCTGACGATATAAGATATCACGCTAATCTTAAAATATGGGTTGAAGGATATGTAGCATTTTCACAAGGTCGTTATATCGGGCCGAAAGGTTTTTGGGTGATCTATGAGGAAGGTGCTAGAAAATATCACGGAGACGATTTACTAAACTACAAAGTTGCATAATATGAAAACTGCATCAAATACAATAGAAAAAAAGACAATGCTTTCTACTGCCAAAGGAAGAGCATTGGTAGTCCAAACCAAAGTCTGTGACTATCTCGGTTGGAACGTAAAACAATATTGCGAGCACCAATCTGATCAATACGAAGAGTTTTTACAATTCATGTTCGAAGGTTTTCCTGAGATCATGATGAATGAAGTCCGCTATTCCCCGATTATGTCTGGGTTCTGGAAAAACGAATGGATCATTCGCAATGAGCGTGACTTCCTTCCATTGGCCGATGAAGAAATGGAAACAAAGATGGAAGTTTCGGAAAAAGGGAAGCTAATTATTACAGAGCCAGATCTTGTCAGTAAATCAATAGTCCTTAATGAATATCTGTATTTCAACTCTGGACTAACATTGGTTGACGATGATTATTTCATGGCTTCTTATAATGAGGTTTTAAAGATGATCAGGAATGAGTCTCGGAGGGCATCAAAAGCTTAAGGTAAGTATATAAAAATCTAAAATTAGGATGGAAACAAAATTTAAAATCGAGTACACAGTAACCTTTTTCAATGGTAGTGCTTCAAGCAGCTGCATGAATGTTTTGGGAATATCAAAGGTTACAAGAGAGGCCGTGCAAAAGATGGCTATGGGATGTGTCTATGATAGCGTTAGCCTTGAATCAGATGAAAATGGTGGAATAGAAACAATAAAATTAACAATAGTAGAAATTTAATAAATAAAAACACAATGGAAAATACAACACAACAAACCTCAGTAGTAGATCTTAAAAACATTAGCCCAGATCAACTTGAAATTCTTAAAGCTCAGATACTAGCTGACGAGAAAGCAAAAGCCGAAGAAAAAAAGCAAAACAGACTTGCTTACAAGGATATGGTCGAAGACACTGTTAACAGTTTTGCACCCGAACTTGCAGAGTTTGGTAAAGCTCAAACTACGATTGTAAACAAAGCTTTTGATATGTTCAAACATGCTCTTGAACTGAAAAAAGAGCTATATGGCTATGAAGACAAACAAGCGAGCCACACATTTACAACAGAGAATGCATCTGTTACCATTGGATATAATGAAATCATTTCCTTTGATGGAACCCAAAGTGCTGGAGTGAGCAAAATTCGAGAGTTCATTTCGAGCCTTGCTGCCGATGACGAAAACAGAGGTGTGCTGGCCGATCTTCTAGAGACATTTATGAAGCCAAATAAAAAAGGTGAACTGAACCCGACACGTGTCGCAGAGTTGATCGCTAAAAAGGACAAGATCAAAGATGATCTTTTTCATGAAGGAGTTGACATCATCGTCGCTGCTCAATTCAAATCACGTACATCAACCTTTGTTAAAGGCTGGGTAAAGGAACGTGACGAAGATGGTCAGGAGAAAAGAACAGAGTTTACCATTTCAACCAAATAATGATGGAAGAACTAGCAAGCATCTCAATGACTCCCTATGTGTTGGGAGTCATTTTCATCCTAGTGTTCTTATTCTTTGGCTCTAAAAAATTGTTTACTCCAGCAACGGAGTTAGATAAATTAAGAGAGCCTGATACAGCGAAGCTTTACACTCCTGAAAGGACTGGGAACTTCAAGTTTGTAGAGGAAAACCCAGAGAAATTTGTGCTGTATGCAGAATATCAAAAGTGGGAGGTGGAAGATGTTTTGACGTTCGGTTTTAAAAAGGTCTACTGGCAGCGTGCAACAACAGATGACCTAAATTATTACTACGACAAACAAATGTTGGAGAAACATGGGAGAATACGATAACATCGTCCTTTTCTTTTCAATTGAACAAAAAAAGGGCTTTTTGGAGAGGCACGGTTATAAAATCGAGCGGATCCATATTGAAAAGTCTATGAGCATTTACCAGAACGTTTTCCAAGATGTCATAAGTGCTCAGGACGTAGCGGTAAAAGATGGTGTGCAAAATGAACTCCACGCCACCTTTGAAAAGGAACTAAAACAAGCAATCTTAAAATTATGAGAATAGGATTCAAAAATTATTGGACTGTAAAGGGAGCGTTTGTGCTTCCTTTACTTGCGCTGACGATAGCGTCCGCAAAAAGCGAGTTATGCATTGTAGGTTTTGGCTTAGTGATATGGAGGGCGTAATCATGGCGAAAACAAGTGCATACCAAGTTAAGCTTAGGGTAAGACATAGTAATCCTTTAGTGAAAATGAAACCGCCTTTTTTAACTGGAATTGTTATCGCTAAAAATCCCAGCGAGGCTGAACAAAAGGCAATAACAAACCTTAGATTATACGAACCTGATTCAAAAGTCACCTTTGAGAAGTTCAAAACCACAAAATTGACAAGTCACTTTATTTACGGATAGATATGCCACGTAATTATGCACAATTCTTTGCAATCTGCAAGGCAGTTGACAAAGATAAGGATATCGTTGTTTTGGAGTTTACAGGCGGTCGAACCGATAGGCTGTCTGATCTGAGTGATGGCGAATGGCGTGAGCTTGAGCTTAAAGTCCGAAAATGGCAGAAACCACGAAAACCGAACATCACGATTGAAGGCGATCAACAGCGGAAGAAGTTGATTGCCATCGCTGGAAAAATGAATTGGGGAAACAATACAATGGAAATAGTCGGACGGTTGAATAATTGGTGCCAGACCAATTACGGTAAAGAGCTAAATGAGCTTGATGTGCCCACCTTAAATAAAGCCATTTGGGTAATGGAAGAAAGAATCTTAAAACCATATTTAAAAAGCATTTAAACAATGGAAAAACAGCAACTGAATTTCTTTAGCGCAATGAGAAGTACCTTGCAAGAGCAACAGGAGATGACCATCCAGTCAATGAATGCGTATGGTGCTAAATATAAACATTGGGTTTTTGCTTGGTCTGGTGGAAAAGATAGTTCTGCAACATTGACTTTTATTTTGTATCTGATCGAATCTAAGCAAATTGAACCGCCAAAGGAAATTACAGTTTGCCTTGCTGATACGCATTTGGAACTCCTTCCTCTTTGGTTCTCGGCAATGCAGATCATAGCCAAATTGAAATCAAAAGGAATTAATGTTAGGATCGTTGAACCAGATCTTGATAATCGTTTTTTTGTATATATGCTTGGTAGAGGTGTCCCTCCTCCATCAAACACTTTTCGATGGTGTACTCCAAAATTGAAAATTGGTCCTATGATGGATGCTCTCCAAGATATTTACGATAAATCTGGCGAAAAATTCCTTCTAATAACTGGAGTTCGACAAGGTGAATCTGCTCAAAGAGATGGACGTATAGCTATGTCATGTGGGAAAGACGGTGCCGAATGTGGCCAAGGTTGGTATCAACTGACGGCTCCTGATGAGATATGTGATAAATTGGCTCCCTTGCTTCATTGGCGTGTATGCTCTGTTTGGGATTGGCTCAAAGTATTTGCCCCAATGCCTCAATATGGTGGGTGGCCGACTGCTGCCATCGCAGATAGTTATGGTGGAGATCTGGCAGAAGAGAAGAATGCCCGAACTGGATGCGTAGGCTGTAACCTTGCTAGTAAAGATACCTCTTTGATTCTAACAATAAAGAATCCTAAATGGAAATACTTAAATCCACTTATGAGGCTTAGAGGAATCTATACTGAGTTGAAAAAGCCACGTACTAGATTACGGAAAACGGAACCCCAGTTAAAGAAAGACGGTACCCTCCAGAAAAATCAAAACAGAATGGGGCCACTTACATTTGAATCGAGATTGTGGGCATTGGAACAAATCTTAAAAATTCAACATGAAATAAACGAAGTAGCTCTCCGTGAAGGAAAGCCCACGATGATGTTGATTAATGAACAAGAAGAAATGAGGATTCGTGAGCTTATTGCATTAGAAACTTGGCCACAAGGTTGGACAGGTGATGAAAAACGTGCAGATGAGCCTTATTTACAAAGATTCTCAAACGGGAGTATACAATCAGATTTGTTTTACTCTACCTAATTAATATTAACAACACTTTTATCTAATTAAACAATGAACGGAATTGAAAAAATAATAGTAGAACGGATTAATCAACTAGACAAACACGGTTACACGGTTGAAAGTGATCTAAAATATGTTGATGGGCAGCTAAATAGTATTGCCTCAGCATTAATAACGGGAAATCCTTTGCATTGGCCGAGGGATTGGGACTTTGAACTTTATAAAAAATGGATAGAAGAACCCAGACAAAATCAGCTCGCAATTGCTGGTGCTTTTGTGGCTGCTGAAATTGATCGGTTGCAATATCACGGGACATCATCAAAAGGCCAAAAAGTTTATTTTGGTTACCAAATTATTGATGACGGAGCTGAACACGAAACGCACACCTAATTTACATCACCATGAAACAAGAAGAATTATTTAAAACAAAGAAATTCAACTCAGAGATTGTGCCTTATCCAATGTCACGTTTTGAAGATGGTCATATATCTATCACAGAGGGCGAAGCAAGGACACCTATTTGCTTGCTGCCTTTTCCTGTAGGAGGCCATAAGGCTGGAGTTGAAAGGCAAAAGGCTAACGCTGAAATGATCCGACGTTTGCCTGATTTCGTTGATGTGGCAATTGATGTGCTTGTAGCCAAGCAAATTACTGAGGCAGATTTAAACAAGTTTAAAAAGAGAATTAAAAAGCTTTTAACATATGAAAAAGTATAGCGAATTATTAAAAGAAACCATCGTCAATAGCATTGTTGATCCAGCTCAAAAGGTAATGTTTGATTGTGACGCCTATTTGTCTCCTTGGGTGGCTGTTGAGGCTCTCAATTATGATGAACGCTGCTCACTTGGTGAAGTGATTGGCTTTAATCCTAAATGGGTTGATGAAGATTTTAATCCACGAGGTTTGCGTGTCTGCTGTTTCACTGGTGAATATTGGCAATCTGCAAAATGGTGTAGCTATCATGACGAGTACGAGCCAAGGCCACGAGATCATGAAGATGAAACAATGGACGAATTTGCGCCTGTGTTTATTTGCCAGATGCCAAATTTAAAAGCTGAATTTGATAATCTGATCGAGGTTTATCTTAAAGAGCAGGAGGAAACGGAATGAAAGCAATATCAATACAACAACCTTGGGCTAGTTTGATAGCTTTAAATATAAAGCCAATAGAAAATCGTAGCTGGAAGACTAAATACAGAGAAAGGGTTTTAATTCATGCTAGTGGAAAATCAGCTGGAGATATCCGAAATATCTTAACTGAAGAGCAAGAAATGTCATTGCCTGCGATTGCATTTCTATCAGAGAATTATCCAACATCTGCAATAATAGGAGAAGTGACTATTGTTGATTGTGTACAGAATCATCCTAGCATCTGGGCTGAACAAGGTTGCTGGAATTGGGTTCTGGAGAATCCTGTCATGTATGAAAAGGCGATCTACAATGTAAAAGGAAAATTAAGTTTTTGGGACTTTGAAAAACCTATTTAAGATGACTTTAAAGGAAGAAATAAAATGGCTTGATTCATATATAAAGAAAATGGTCAAAGCTGGATCGGAGGTGGTTGTCCTCCGATCCATCCAGACAAGATTGAAACGTCTGGATAAGAAAGAACCTCCAAGCCCATTCCATTCGCAGGCTATCGGACTTTATAAAGAGTGGCTCAGATCTCAGAGTCTACCTGACATCGTGGATGCTCGTGGAGGTAATGCCATGAAGGATATTTTGAAAAAGCTTAAGGAAGCAAGCAATGCCAGAACTGACGAAGCTGCACTCGCATCCTTTGCTGCAATCCTCAAACATTGGGACAAAGTTGGGGATTACCTTGCAAAAAAGAAATCATTGACAGATATCAATGAAAAACTGCTGGAAATAATAGATAAGATACGAAATGGAGCAACAAAGCAAAGCAGTAGTAATATGGAAGCCGTCCAAGTTTATGATCGCCTTAGGAACAAATACAACTATGGCGATGTCAAAGATGGCCAAATGGACACCTGAGCGAGTCGAGGAGCGTTTTGAGCAATTCAGATCTGTATCTGATCGAATTGATACGATAGAAAGGGGGTTAAGGTTTTTCAATCAGGAGTACACTGGAGAGGATAAGGAAAAGCATGTCGAGCAGTTGAAAAATGAACTTGTGTTTCTGGAGCAAAGGCTTGAAGTTTTATCTCCTCCGCTGTCAATTCGCAATCTAGCGTCTATGAATGAAGAAGCCGTGATCGACCACATCGTCATGATGCTGATGGAATTGAAAATTTTTTTTATTGTGGATCGGTGCTACAATGAACAGGGGGTTTACCAGATTGCTAGTTTAATACTTGCAGAGTTTCCACAGTTGACCCTCGAAGAAATCTGTGTTTGTCTTAATATGGCACGCAAGGGATATTTCGGTGAAGACTTTCAGCGTCTGGATGGTCCAACCATAATGAAGTGGGTGCAGAAGTATAATAAAGAGCGGACAGATCGTCTAGCACTAAAACAATGGGATAAACGAGCGCAACACAGCTCCGATAGTGAAAGGGATCGTTATGATCCCAAAGGGGATAATCAAACCAAATTACGGGAAGCCGTATTGTGGAGAATAGGTAAAAAGTGATATATTTGAAGCAATGTAACGATAAGTTGCATTGCTTTTTTATTAACCAAATTTTTAGATATGAAGAAAGTATTGCTTTTATTTTTTCTGTTTGTTCCATTTTTAGGATTTAGTCAAAAGAAGAAATCAACTGTAAAATCAAAACCTATCTCCAAAGAGGAAACAATTAAACGTAAGACTCTTTCATGGTTTAAGGATTTTTATGTGGAAATGAACTGGAAAGACCCTTATTCTTTTAAGCTGATGAATTCGAGAATAAGAAAAGTTAGCTTGGCCGAACATCTAAAAGAATTTGAGCATAGTGTTGAAATTGACTTAATATCAGCGGATACTTCTAGGGAATATGGGAGTTATCAAGTAGCAAAACGTCAAATGAAATCCAATGAAAATGCATTGGAAAGAGCCATTAAAGATAATTCTGAATCTGGAATTAGATTGTATAATTCACTTTATAAACGTGATTCTTTGGAAGCTGAAAGACTTTTAAAAAAATTCACGGATTTGATACGGTTTAAGACTGAAATTAACAATGCAAAGGATGAATCTACACCGGAAAAGTTAAACGCCGTATATGAATACGTGGTCTATATCGATGCCTATGGAAAGAATAGCTATGGTAATGAGGTCTTAGGGAAGTATTATTATACTATCGACTTAAATGGCGAAATTAAAGGAGACGTAAAGAAATTCGATTAAAAATAAAGCCAACAAAAGAAAGCCTCTAAAGTAAGTTTAGAGGCTTTTTTGTTTTATAATATTTTATTATTTTTGCATTAACGGAATATAATTCTGTTTTATACTTAAATATGGCCTACAATCGGAATAATTATCTTAAACAAGTTCAGTACATCATGGAGGTGTATAAGAATGTTAAAGAGCATGACGTTCCTGATACCCGTATTGTAGCAAACATCTTTCCAAAGCACAATATTTTCATTTCTTACTCTACTTGGAAAAATATCAAAGGGATGAGACCAAGTGAATACAATTCAAAGCAATTAATGCTTTTCTAGTTATTCTATTACCCTAGTGCTATAAACGTATACCAGCGTTTTAATTTTATCTGGCCGATTTGGGTCACGTGTCGATATTCTATCCAATGGTGTCCTGATCACATCTACATTCATTGCGCCCTGAATTCTCTGATGAACTTCTTCTGCAATATCGTAAACCTCCAGAGATCTGGCCAATGTTTCATCGTTTGTAATATTGCTTGTGTCATCCATAAAGTCGAAAACAACAGTAGCGGTTATAACAGCATTGCACTGTTGTGTTTTTCCAGTTACCTTCGTTGTGCTTGGATATTCAACTTTTAATAATACTGCTGGAAAGTCAATAGCTGGACGGGTATCGTAATTGTTCAACTGCCCTTTTTCAAGGTCTATCCATCTGATTGAAGGCAATGGATTGATCAGTGATCGTAAGTAAAGAAATAAGTTTTTCATGTGTTTAAAGCTATTTTAAAAATTGTTTAATTTTTCAAGTACGACCTCTTTAATGGTATCTTCAAGATGTCTTTTAAGTTTTGGGTGATTGCCTAAGAACTTACGCATCGGCATACTATAAGAGTATGCTTTGTAAGTTTGTCCTTTCCCAGCTGTGGTTCCCTTTCGAAATGCTCCCATACCGCCAAACATCTCACCTTTCTTTCCCGTCTTATAGCGGTTCCGTATGAATGTCTCGGAGCGTGCAGATCTATTAATTACACCACCTTCATTGTGCACCTCAGCATAAGGAACATCAGACCCAACAGAAACAAGACCAGGCATCGACTGAATTATCCTCGGGCTCCGCTGTAATGCCCCCGTCTTTACCAAGAGTTTACGCTTGTTCTTTTTGTCTTTTCGAGCTGGCCACTTTTCACCAAAAAAGGACTCTGTCCTGAAATTATCCTGAGCAGAATTGACAACCTCGGTTCCCACGATATCTGGGAGAATTCTTTTTACTTCTTCGACTCTTCTGGTGAAGTCAGCAAAAAAAGCGTCTATATTTTGTTGATTACTCATTTGTTAGTATATTTGCATTACGGAGATCGTCAGCAGTGGAGGTCACCGTGCCCCAAAAGCACTAATGAAAATTAGTGCTTTTGGCTTTTATGGCCTTTTGTAAACGATTTCAGTATCATTAAACCTGAAAATTATAGTCCTTAGATCTTTATGATCCTTCCACCGACCATTTACCAATCTGTCAAGGATCAGCCTATCAACTTCCTCACTTAGCGTTATGATAATGTGATTAGCCTGTTTAGAACCAGCTCCAATAGCGTGCTTAATGTTATTCACGTTGTGAGATTTGGTCGAAAATTCTTCTTCCCACAATGTTTTATCAATACGCAAATCGGCTGACTTTCCTTCCTTGGCATCGGGGAATATAATAGCCCTTTGTGCTCTGTAAGTATCAGGGTCAAGCGTAGGCATGATATCAACAATTGTTTTACCCTTCATTGCCTTGGCTTTAGCGATCTGCATCAATCGGCTATAATCACTAGTTCTGGTATCCACCAGATAATGCTGCCTAATAATACCTTCAAGATCATCTGTTTCATCAAGAATATTAAACTGCATCGCATAAGGGAAGTGCTGTCTGGCATCTTTCAAAACATCAGCTGGAGTTCCAGTAAAGTATGCGTGATCTTCTGGGAAAGCCAGCCCCCTTTCTCCCAGATTGACCTTAAAAATATTTGGTATCTCAGGTCTGATAATCGCATCATCCGAAGTTATTTCACCTTTTCTAAGCTGCTTTACTGTACTTCTACAGTTGTAATGATTTGGCGGATAAAACTGTTGCCATAAACTATCATCTACAGGCCGTATGACACCATCCAGAGACCTACACAAAGCAGTTGTGTGCTCATCTTCCACAGCGATAAATTGCAATAATGGATAGGTTGATTTCATTTTTTGAATCTCTACCCATTTGCTTGCCATCTGAGCACCAGCTACAGCAGTCTGATATTCAGTCTTTAGGTGTCGCAACTGTTCGCCAGAAATCAAGGCGGCCTGTATCCTAAACTCGTCAAATGTCCGAAGTTTTCCATCTGGAGCAACTAGGGCATCAGACATCTGTTTAAGTTGTGTATAGGACTTTGCAGTAGAAAACTGCCAAACATTGTATTTAAGAGAATGTATTTTCTTCTGATCCTCCGTAGAAAAGTCGGTCTCTATTTTTGGATATCCTTTGTCTACTGCCTTACTTAACTGGCTTCCATAAGCTTTTACAAGTTCCGGATCATAGCCTTTTTCAAGAGCTTTCTTTTCCCATATCTCTCTAGTAAGCTTTTCTAGGTATTTGCCGAAATCGCTGGTTCCCACTGCTGCTAAATCAATATGCTCAGTATGATGCTCACAACAATAGTACTTGTTAACAGCTTGAAGGGTCAGCCCTCCCAGATCAGACCTCCGATCTGAGGGGCTTAGTCGAAAAAATTAGCAGGCAGTTCTGCTTTTAGTTTGCGATTGCTCTGGTTGCTTGCTTCGTCAGCATTTAACACTTTCTTGTCTTTTACTTCAATTCCAAATTTGTCATATATCCATGCAGGATCAATATCATAATATCCTAGGAGTTTGATAACCATCTCCATCAGTTTATTGATGTCCTCCGCCTTTTCAAATTTGAATAGTGAACCTTCCTGCAATACTCCGTGTCTGACCAAGGCTGGAATAATACGTGTATTGTACATGGTCTGCACATCACGCATGTCAGCCTGAACTTTAAGCCATAGCATTTCCTGAGCGGACTGATCTTTATTATTGCTTCCATATTTAGTGTCCTGACCGATAATAGCGCCAGAAACCAAAAGGCTCATTTCATTGTTGCATACGGTCATCAGGTTGCGATACACGTCTCCGTTAGTATTCACCCCCTGAGCAAACTGCAATTCCTCTGTCTCATCAATGATGAAGTAGGCAGCAGCTCCCATGTCCCTCATCATCTGGTCAGCCCTGTTCAACATGGCAGGATCCTGCGTGTTAGTTTTCATCCATCGGGGTGGTATTCCATATATCTCACAGAGCTCCGACCAGCACGATTGAGCAAATCTTTTAAAAAGCACATGGACAATCGCTTTTACCAGTAACCCCAGATATTCTTTTCCGAGGTTGATTTTATTGAATTCGAAGATCCAGTTGCCAAATTCTTTAAGCTCCCTATAATTGATCGCTTCTGTCTGATTATGGTAATCAGGCAGCCAGATACCTTTCTGGGGTATCGCATTCATTCTGGGAAGATCCGTAGCGAACAATTGGCCATCGGGATTGTAGTTCAGTTCGGTCATCGAATAACCATAATACAGGCTGTCCAATATAGTTTCGATAAAAACAGGTGTTGTCTCCGATGTCTGCACCCAGAGCGAGCCTTTGGGATCAACTTTGCCATCAGGCAGGTAAATGCTATAATTTGATGAAAACACTTGTTCTTTCCGATTCCCTACCTGTGATGTCAGATGGGCATCATCCATTATATTGTTCAATAATGCTTGAAGAGCCCAATTGTTCGGGTTTTCGGCATTCAGTGCCAAAGCTTTTGCTCTCTTTAAATCTGAAATATCTTTTCTTGCCTGACTGACACTTTTTAATTTATGTGGGAGAACCCTAACTGGAGTCCTTGTTCCTATTTTACTGTTTGTCGCCATTGATTATTCGTGATTAAATTTTTTGCGTGATCCAGATCGAAAGGGTAATGTTGTCCCTATTGGTGTTCCATCGGGATTGGTCGGTTCTTTTATTTTCGGTAGTGTTGAATCATTGGCCTCTCCTGAGGCTAGATCTTTCAGGTATTCTATCGAAAACTGGTAACGGGACTCGATTACGGCATAATCAACTCCAGCATTATTTCGTATGATCAGCCTCCAGAGAGCGACAACTTTTGTTATATCCAAAAGAAGTTCATGTCTATCCTCGCCCGTGGCATTGAAGATTGCATCGACATCATATCTGAGCCTACCATCCAGCCACGCTTTTTTGTTATTGGGTGTCAATCTGCTTTTGACCTCCGTGATAGCAGCATTTATATATTTAGCGATGATCATATCATCTTCGTCAGAAATACGGCTTAGTTTTTCAGTCCTGATTGCCGTTTTAAGTTCTTCTTTTGTTAAAAAAGCCATAAGTATATTGTTTAATATTTGCGTGATGGACGTGCTCCAAATGAATAGCCTGTGCCACTAGTAGTTTGAGTCCTTCTATTGAGCAGGAATATTCCCCCTTCCAATGCATCGGGTGCATCGTCATTAATTCGGGAGCCTCTTTCAAACATGAGCAGTTGCTCCACTAGTATTTTCACCCCGTGTGAATCCTTTTCTTTCTCATTAATAATGATCAAGCCCCGTTCGAATAATGGCTGCATGGCCTCTATACGGGAAAATTTATCTGGCTTTTTACGAGCATCTCCTCGAATGGGAATATGAAAGGCAAGCTCTTGCCCAACTCTTTTGAATTCGTCCAGAATAAGGTCTTGTAAGAAATTTGACTCCATGTAATACATTACGGGAACCCTGCCAGCTACAAATTCATTGATATCATAATGCCATTGCACCATCATGGAAGCGGAGGTCTGGTCTGCATATGCTTTAATCAGGTGATACTCTCCAGTTGGAGCTTTACCCAGTAGCATGGTTGCCTTGTAATCCGATGTACTGCTGTCTTTGAAGGATGGATCGGTGTAACATATAAGCTGCTTGTAAAACTTTAGATCAAGCATTTTTCCATATCGTATATGTTTCTCCAAAAAGATGGTTCCCTCATTAATTGGATTGTTCATGTATTCTTTCTGGAAACGACGTTCTCCCATGAAGTCACGCATCGACTGTATCTCACCAAGGCTATAGTTATCTGGCCAAGATGAATTACCGCTTTTATCCAGAATATTAACCGTCATCACCTCGACCCCTTTTGACTTTTCAAACCGTGAAAGGACGGAATCTTTACCGATCTGATTGCCTACCATAATAAAGCGACCACGTCCACCTTCCATCGTACCGAACAATGCAGTCAGGCACCAGTCGAATATTTTACCGATACGCTTGCTGTTGTTGATGATCTCATCATCATCAATATCGTCGATGATGATATAGTCTGGTCTTTTTGACCGATCCTTTAGACCACGTGGTGACTGGCCACGTCCTAAAGCGACAAACATGCAGCCGTCCGGCGTCCTGAATTTACCTTCTGTCCAGTCTCCGCTTTTTACCTGTTCGCCAAAATCTTTCTTATACTTTTCGTTGTACTGGAGCTCTGCCTGTAGATCTGATAGCAGGCCTATTGCAGATTCCTGTGACTTGGATACAAGAACCATGACGTTGATTTCCCGAGGTTCCTGAATCTTTAGCCACATTGGCATAAATACTGTGAAGTGTGTTGATTTGGCACAGCCACGAAACCATTTGAACAGTGCTCGCAACAATGGATTTTTCAGTACTTTATTTGCTCCAGCAGTCTGAAATTTGGCATTTTTGGATCTTGCTATGTGGGGAAAATATTCCCTTACAAAAAAATCATAGTCCCACCTTGCCCTTTTCTTCCGTGCAGCAGCGACTGCTGGATTGTCCTCATTTAGGAACGTGTGTGCCATCACCCATGCGATCCTGTCCTGCCATCGTGATAGCAACTCTTTAGTGACTGCCTTTAGCTTTTTCATGGTCTGCCTCCTGCCAATCTGATCTGCACATAATTGTCCTGCATCCGTACTACTGTCTTGATGAAATCTTCTGGTAGCGACTCATTGATCCGTTCCCTGATCAGGTAATCCTGAAACTCCATAAAAGTGAGGATATCATTGTCGACTGTATTCTCCGACTGGAGTGATTTAAGCTGCGATACCGCTTTGGCAAACGAGTCTGCACTAAAGTCGTCGGAGTCCAACAGTTCATTGATCCTCATCAGGGCTTTGTTGATGAGCTCATCCATTGATATCGTTTTGGCTGCACGCTTAGCCTCCCAATTGCCAGCTGTTTTCCAATTGGTAATTGTTTTCTCGGTTACATGCAGCCGTGATGCGATGTCCTTTTGGGGCGTTCTTTTCATGAACAGGAAATAGGCGTGTTCCTGTTTGCCTGCCATGTCCTTGTTTTTAGCAGTACTTCCCCTTGCTTTTGTTGCTGTCTGTTTTGCCATAATTTCTTATTTATGGCTCAAAAATCTCTTGAAAATCCCTGTTTTTGAATTAGTTGGCCAGACCTTGCCCAACTATTTAAAAAGGGTCCCAATGTTGAATTTCTTTGTGTCAACAAAACGGAAATAAGACTTTACAACTATGGTAAAAACCTTTGTATTGAATGACGAAAAGCAGACCAACTCTTATGGCTTTCGTATCATGAATGCTGGAATCAATCTAGACCGATTTAAATCAAATCCTGTGATGTTATCCAACCACTGGAACAATACGGATAACGTAATCGGTAGATGGGAAAATGTACGTATTGAGGGGAGCCAGCTATTGGCCGATGCTGTCTTTGACGAAAATGATGAAGATGCAAAGAAAATTGCATCAAAAGTCGAAGGGGGATTCTTGAAGGGCTGCTCAATGGGCATTCGTTTCAGTTATGAATACATGGAAGAAAAGCCAGACGGAACTTACTGGCTGATGCAGTCAGAACTGTTTGAGGTTTCAATTGTCGCCGTTCCATCCAATGCCAATGCTGTAAAGTTATATTCTATCACTGGGGAGCTTATCGACGATGAGCAGATCACCCTTTCTCTCCAGTCAATCAAGAATTCTATAAACGAAAATTCAAATAGTACTATGTCAAAATTATTATTAAGTGCAGTCACTGTGGCCACGTTGATGGGCTTCGGGCTGAAAGATGCGGAATCCCCGTCGGATGTTGATAATGCAGTAGCAAAATTGAAGGCTGAACTCGACTCGGAGAAAACTGCTCATGGGCTTGAAAAAACAGCCCGTGAAGCTCTTGAATCCAAAATTAAGGATCAGGAGACAGCACAATTAAATGCCCTGTTGGATCAGGCGGTAATTGATGGCCAGATCTTAGGCGATCAAAAATCAAACTTTGCAGCTCTTGGCTTTGATGGGGCTAAGAAAATCATTTCAGGTCTCCCCAAAAAAGTCAATCTGGGCGGAAATGTAACCAATCATGGCAGCTCTGACGGAGTAGAACCAAAAACAAGGGACGAATTTGAAAAGCTGTCATTTGAAGCAAAACTAGCCTTCAAAGACGCAAACCCTGAGGGATACAAAAAGTTGTTCGCTCAATAATCAGGTCATATTAACAGAATATCTTATTTAAAACCAATAACATGAGTTTAACTAATTTCCCAGAAATGTGGGAGTCACGAGTCGAAGAAAGATTAACCCAAGCGGATGTCGCACCGTGGTTAGATGGAATCAGTGAAATAGATGCTGACGTTACAACACTTGGTGCAGGTGCTGCAACTGAAAAGAACATCATTTATATTCCTACAACGGATTTTGCTCCTGACGTTTTGATCAATAATACTACTTACCCATTGAATGTGGTCGAGTACGAAGATGGAACTGTGCAGATCACTTTGGACAAATATACCCCTGAGGTTGTGTCTTTAACTGATGATCAGGTAATGGGTGCATCTTATCCAAAGATTGACGCAGCTACAAACACGACTGTAAAGGCTATCAATGAAAAGAAATTTTCAAAGGCAATCCATTCAATTGCTCCAGCATCAAATAAAGCAGTTACTCCTGTTATCCTTACCACTGGTGATGTGTTCGGGGATCACAAAAGACTGACCTATGATGATCTGGTAAATTTGAAAAATTTACTGGATACACAAGGAGTGCCAGTTGCTGATCGCAGAATGGTGCTGTGTACGGATCACTGGAATGACCTTTTAGTTGACCGTAAGAACTTTGGTAATCTTTTGGTCGATTACAAAGAAGGTCAGCCAGCTCCTAAAATTGCGGGCTTCCAGTTGTATCAATACATTGATAACCCATATTTCACTGTTTCGACAAAAACAAAGCTTCCTTATGGAGCTGTGGCTGCTGCTACAGAACGTCGTGCGTCTGTTGCTTACTGGACTCCAAACATCGCCAAGAAAACAGGGATCACCAAGCAATATTTCTGTGCTGCTGCGATCAATCCCCGTACTCAGGCAAACGAGCTGGGATACCGCCATTACTTTGTTGCTACACGTAAGCAAGAGAAAGCGGTCGGTGCAATTGTCAGTGACGTAGCCTAATCGCAGAGATATGAGTCATATTGAAAAACTGTTAAGAACGTTTGAATTTGAGAACTGGTCGGATCTGACCAGTTCTCTGTTCCCTTCCGTGAAGTATTCACTTACAGCTGTGGCTGTATCATTCAGTGCTTTTTCTGTGATGACTTATAAAGTTGTTGGACTGGATGTTCTGGCCTCGATAGCTTTTGTCTGCATAATGATTCTGGAAGTATTGACAGGAATGCTTGCGAGCAAGAAAATGAAGGTTAACACCAGTTCGGTCAAGTTGAGCCGATTTTCTTTAAAGATGGCCTGTTACCTGGTTGTGCTTTTCGTGAGCAACTCATTTGCTGAGAGCTTCAAGGTTAAAGGATCGAATGTTGGTTTCTGGTTTTTCGACTGGCTCCATATCTATCTGGCGATACACATCGCAACTGAAAATATCATCAGCATTATTGAAAACTGGGCAATTATCGAAGGAAAAGACAAGACCTACTGGATTGTGAAAATTCAGGATAAAGTCAATAATCTATTTAAGTAATGGCAAAGACAAGTCAATTTATTGTAGAGGCTGCGGAATGGTACAATGGCCGTACTGAAAAGCCCAATAATTCAGGATTCAATGATCCAGCGTTTGAAAAAGAGCTCGCTTCGGTCGGCTGGCAAAAGTCCTATGCATGGTGCGCATTCTTTACTAAGCTGATCTATACGAAAGCTTATAAAAATGATGCAAATCTGTCCAAAGTAGTAAAAAACCGTTTTAATGGTGGAGCTCTTGCAACCTACAACAATGCCAAATCGGATGGAATCTTTAAGGTCTCGGATATTCCAGTCGTTGGCGCAATTGCTGTATGGCAGCATGGAAACGGTAGTTCTGGCCACGTCGGTATCGTGAAGTCATTTGATTTACAAAAAAATACCATGTACTGCATCGAAGGCAACACAAATGCATCAGGCTCCCGTGAAGGTGATCGAGTTGCTGTCAAAGCCCGAACGATCAAAAGAGATCGGAGTGCAAGCGGATTGAATCTCAAAGGATTTATTTACCCCATAGAATTGTAAAAATGCAAAGGTTAGGTTTGATATTGTTGGCGTGTTTCGCCCTGTGGAGCTGCAAAAGCCGTAAAAGTCAAGTTCATAAGAGTGCTTATGATAGTATCTCTTCAAATCTTGAATTGAATAACATTGAGGTCAAGGCTGGCCTCTACAGGGTGACAAATACGTCAGGTTCCTTGGATAGTACATGGTCATTAGGAATGCGGTTCGAAAACTTCTCAGGAACGATCTATAGTGATGGAAAGGTAGAAGGTCGGGCAGATCAGGCAGAGATCAGAGGCCAAGGTACCAAAAAGAAGCAGACCGATCAAACAACCAGTGAGGTCGATACGACTACGTCTGTCACAAATCAGACTTCACGATCAGCCTCATCTGTAAATAAAATGGAATACCACCGCCAAAATGAGGTGAAGGGTAAACAAGTCCCTTGGTACGTCTGGCTAATTGGAATAGCTGGGATGCTCGCTCTTGGATATTTTGTGGTGTCCAAGATCAAATCAAAATTAAAAACCATTTAAACATCATTTAAAGATGGAAAATACCCGTGAACAAAAATTGAAATATGCGTTTGGATCACACCCTACGGTAAAGGAGTTTCATGTGACTTCTGATGACCAAATGTTCCTGACTGCGTCAGATGCAGGAAATCATGCGAAGACTTTAGAAAACAAAGAAGTCAAATCCGAAAAACGTGGTGATTACATTAAATCTACTGCTGTCACAGTCCCAGAAAACCAGCTTGATCTGGAAAAGGAGGCTCTGCGTGAAAGGCACAAACAACTGTTTGACAAATATCCTGCTGCAAATGCTGGACTTGACAAAATCAAGGAAAAGATCCAGCTGGAGGAAGCACGTCTGGCAGCCTTGGCGGAGAAAGAATCAAATGATTCGAATGAGTCCGAAAAATCTGGTTCTGGCAACGAATCCAAAAATGGCTCAGAGTCCGAAGGGGAAAATTAATTGATCTGTTAACTATAAACTTTAAAAAGATGCCTAAATATCAATATGGCTGTATAAAGGCCGAACACGGCACAATGGATGTCGAGACGGGTGCAATTTCAGGACTGACTGAATTTGATATCTATCAGAATACAATCGTGGTGGACGAGCCCGAAGCACAAAAAACGGAACATTTTAAACAGGGCGATCCTGTGGCAAAAGTGACACGTTATGGGAATACCTCCAAGACAATTGCATTTTCCGTAATGGATGTATCAGCTGATTCGAAGGTAACATGGCTGGGAGGTACTAAAACTACCGTTGCTCAGAAAGACACATGGAACGCCCCCAAACGTGCGGTTAAAGAAACTGTGAAAGCTCTTGTCTTTACGCTGGAAGATGGATCTGTGATCACTGTTCCAAATGCAGGTTGCGCTGGACGATTGAGCTCGAACCTAAATGATACAGATATCGCAATGATTCCTGTGATTGCTACTGTCAAATCTACGAATCTAGATCAGGTAGCGGATTTCCAATGGGCTGATTAATCTCTGTAACTATGAAATTGGATGCTAACAATGTAGAGCTCCATGCAACCGAGACATTATTACAAAGGGGCGTTCAGGTATATGTGAATGCCCCTTTGTTTTTACGGTTGTTTGGCAAGAAAAAAATTAAGCTCGTCCTCGGTGTGCCCACAGGAGGAGCTTTGAAGAGAATGGGCTACTGGTATCTTCAATGTCAATTATCAGCTGATAAGCTGGAGGAGATATCTGTCGAGGAGGCCATGTTGTTTAAAGTTAAATATGGCAGATTCATCTATCGGGCACTGGCTTCACTATTCCTTGTAGGCAAACGTCGGACTTGGCTTTTTCTTAAGCCATTCGCTAAATGGCTCGAAGAGAACATGACCGAAAAGGATGCTTTGATCTTACTCCAGCTAGTGATCATGCAGGGAGGGCTAGAGGATTTTATGACTACTACCAGATTGGTAAGGGCGAAAATGATAACCCCTCCAAGGCTGGGTCAGATGACCAAGAGGAGTTAATTGCTGTAGGCATGAATAGCCCTTGGGGACTTTTGAATCAGTTATCTGATAAAAAAGGATGGACACACGAATATATGCTTGAAAAAATCAGCTGGGCAAATTTGCAGATGTACATGGCTGATCAGGTGAAGCTGGTAAAACGGAAAGACATCGTTAAGAAAGTTTCAAAAGAGGATTTAAAGGAACATCGAAAGCGCTTTAATAATGGATAAATTAAACTTAGAAATAGGCTGGGAAATCGACAACAATCAGTTGAAAGCTGGATTGGAACAAAGCCGAAAAAGCATCGAGGGAGTCGGCCAGACAATTGAAGTTGTTGAAGATAAGGTTAACACTGGTTTTTCCAGCAATATCCAGCAGGCGAATCTTTTAGCCAAGAATTGGGAATCATTAAAAATACAGGCCGAGTCCTATGCCAGAATCGTAGAGAAATCATTAGATCCTGAGGTCATTATTAAGTATAACAATTTGCTTAAGGAGACAAAGGAGGAAATGGCCAAGATCAAAGCAATGGGACTGGATAGCCTTGATCCAAAAGTCAGTCCACAAAAATGGAACGGTCTTCAAAATTCGATCAATCAGGTAGCCCGTGAGCTACCTGCTTTCACCTATTCTGCCCAAACGGGATTTATGGCCATATCCAATAATATCCCTATCCTGATCGACGAATTAAACCGATTGAAAGCTGCGAACGTCGCTCTTACAGCATCTGGCGGAGCAGCTGTCCCAGTCTGGAAGCAATTTGTAAAAGGAATTTTCAGCTGGCAAACGGCCATGATGGTGGGTATAACCTTGCTGACTGTTTACGGCAAGGAAATCGGCAACTGGATTTCTTCGTTGTTTAGAAGCAAGAAAGCCCTAGATAGTGCTGAACAGTCTCTGAAAACTTTGAATAAGGCGTTGGAGGATAATTCTTTTTCAAAAGCGATCCAAGATGTCGAACGGTTAAGAAATGCTGTTGACATGGCGAAAAAAGGCTTTGTCGACAAAAAATCTGTTGTTGAAGAATATAATAAAACTATCGGTAAAACCACTGGAGAGGTTAAAACGCTGGATAAGGTCGAAAGGTTCCTGATCGACAATGCTGACAACTACGTCAAAATGATGATGTACAAGGCAGCAGCAAATCTTGCACTGGCCGATGCAGCAAAAGAAGCTGTCGAAGCTGAGAAAACCCGTATCAAAGAATTAAAGGAGTTTACAAATAACTTCTTAGATGCCCCTTTGCAGGCTCGCTCAGAAGAGCAGTACAAGGCACAGCAGGCACAATTGGTGCGTAATCAACAGGAACGTAAAGACAAAGAGATCAAGATTCATGAAGATGCTGAACGTAAACAGCTCGACATCTCCAACAAATTTATGAGGCAAGCTCAGGAGTATGCATCCAAAATGAATATCTCTGTTTTTGGAAACGATCCGGAGAAGGAAAAGGACACCAGTGAAAGGCTTCAAAATCTTTATCAGACCATTACCGACGGTAGACGGGATGTACTCAATAAAGTACTGGACTTAGATAAGGAATATGCCCGTAAATCAATGGAATCTGACGAGGCCGAATTACAGGCATTAAAAGACAAGTTCAATAAGTTTCGGAGGATAATTGAAGAGGAAAACGAGAAAATCAGCAGATATAACAAAAAGTATAAAGACAAAGCTGGATTTAAGGCTGTCGATCTTTTAGACGTCGGATTAATTGACCCTATTGAGGATCGTGCGACAGATGAAGTCACCTACAAACAGGAAACGGCAAAAATTGCAAAAGATCTGGAAGCAAAAAAGAAAATATTCGCTGAGTACGAGGACTATCGTTCAAAGTTGGGTAAAGAAAAAGCAGATGAGCGTTACAAGGCCGATATGGGTGGATTTGAAAGATACATCGACTATCTTGAAGCTTTGGCTGAAAAGGAAGGGGCAGCGATATCTGCCGTAAACAATGGAACTGGCACCGCTGGACAACAAGAGCGGTCAAAACTGATCGAAAAGGAAACCACCGAGGCCGTTGCCTCTGAAACAAAAAAACAGACCGAAGTTCTCGCCTTGATGATCACCTATGATCAGAAGCGTAAAAAGTTAATTTCGGATTATGAGACCCAGCGAGCAAAATATATCAAAACTGCGACTGTAGACGAAATTGCTGAATATGATCGTCGCCATATCGAAGAATTGAATCAATTGGATGATTCCAATATCCAGAAGTTGCAATCGGTGAAAGATCTATTTGATGGAATCGAGCGTCTAACAGATTCGCAGGCAAGAAAAATTATAAATAATGTAGAGGCTTTGCTTGGGTCTGGAATTAATATATCTCCCGAGCTACTGAAAAAGCTTAAAGACGCTTTAAAAGATACCACAAAAGCGTTGGATGAAAGATTGCCTGAAAGGGTAATGTTACTTGCGAACTCGTTTAGACAAATGGGAGACGATGTCGGAGCTGTGAATGAAGACTTGGGTGCAATGTTAACAGCTGTTGGTGGTGTGCTGGCAGCTTCCGTGCAAATAGGGACAAATTTTAAATCACTTAAAGAGGGGCTTGATAATTATAATACATGGAAGACTGATAAGGCACAAGGTAAAGGTGGAGGGATCCTTGGAGGAATATCTGCAATTGCTGGAGTGGCTGGTCCGATTGGTGGTATCGTTAGTGCTGTGGCTGGAGTGGCATCTGGAGTTATCGGTTTTTTTAATGCTGCAAAAGAATCTGCCCGTCAAGCTGAAAAGCAATTGAAGGAATATCAGCAAAAGATCATGGAGGGAGAGCTCGAATACAATCGCCTGATCAGGGAGCGTGCAAGGTCTCAACAATCAGTCAATGAAATGACCTTAACGGAGCTCAAACTTCAACAGCAGCTCCTAGAAACGCAGTTGAAAACGGAGAAGCTACGGGATACTTCCTATGACAAAAAAGTAAAAAAGGTTATACCTGGTCTAGGCATCACCGTTGAAACAACTGAACGTGTCAATCAGGAACAAGTCCTTTCAGATTACGAGTATGCACTTGCCAAAATCCTAAACGAAGGTACCGAGGTCACTGGTATGAAAAAGGAGAAATACGGCGGTTTCCTTGGTATTGGTAAAAAGACCCGACTGGTAGAGGTTACGGCCTCCCTTGCTGGAAAGACTTATGAAGATCTGGAAAAGCTCTATACTGAGGGGAAAATGAACGAAGCTACAAAAGCTATGTTTGAGAACCTAAAAAAGGCAAAAGATGAGGTTGACGATATCAATGAATTGATGAAGGAGATCGACGAACAGATCATGGATAAGATGTCTGGCAGTGTGTCAGCGTCAAATATTGCCAGTTCAATTATACAAGGTTTTCGGGAAGGTAAACGAGCTGTAATTGACTTTGGCGATGATGTCAACGAAATAGTCCAAAATGCATTGCTGTCCGCCATGTCTGCAACAGTTCTGGAAGAACCATTACAGGAGCTCGTTAAAAAGTTTCGGGAGGATTCTAAAGACGGTTTAACAAACGATGAGATCGAAGCATTCAAAAAGGGTTATGGCGATATCGTTAAAGAAGGTTTGGATGCTCTTAAAATCATTGAAGGGAGCTACGGAACCATTAAAGGCGATAGTAGCTCTTCTGTTAAAAGCGAAGGTATAGAGCGTTTGTCTGAGCAGACTGGAGCTGAGTTCACAGGACTGTCCCGAGCGCATCTAGACGTTTCAAAACAGCAATTGCTTACAGTGCAAAAAGTATTGGATTTTGAGGCCAAATCCTATGAATCCAGACTTGAACAGGTTCGTGTATTAAAGCTGATTGAAGGCAATACCCGTTCGACTGTTGAGCAGCTGGTTTTGGTTGTTGACAATTTAAAAGCAATTAAAGACAATACGAAAGGAGGTTATTATGGGGGCTGATGTATTGATCAATGGCTACGATCTGGAGAAAACTTTTGGCGTATGCATGGAAGAAGGTGGCCTATCGGTTTTCGAGCAACCACCAGTGCCACGTGAACCTTTTTTCAATGAATGGCCTGATCAGTCAGGAAGGGATTATGATGAGACCTCAGCTGTAGTTTACCAGACTCAGTTCTTTGAGATACCCTTCCTCATTATCGGTTCAACAATGGCCGATTACCGAAAGAAAAAAGTGGACTTTATGAAATTGATTGATTTCAACGGGTCTTTTGACTTTCAGGTCATTGATTGGGGGGAAGCTTATAAACTTCGATATAAAGAAGTCACCAGCTGGGAATTCATTAATACGAATCTGGGGAGTGAGACCTCTGCAAGGTTTGTGTTGCGAGTGGAGTTAAATCCAAATGTAAAGCCGTCGGTATTCAAGTATCTGGTGGATGGCTTAAAACGGTATATAATCATCAATGGTAATCAAAAAATTTTAGTAAAAACAAGTTATGGCAACTAACGAAAATAACAACAACGAATTTGTATTAGATCAAAATACGCCTCTTGAAAAGGCAGCTGATGTTCATGCACTTTTGGCTGTCACCAAAACGGGTAAGTCTGGAGCTGTTGGATTAGAAACAATAGCTAATGAAGCTGGAAAGAAAGTCGGTGAAGCGATTAAGATTACAGGAAACATTCTACCAGTAGATGCTACAGTTAATAAAATAGTAAAGGTTTTTGGCGGTACAGCTGGGAAAACTTTGACGTTTACAGGAGGATCGGTATTTATAAAGCCAAATTATGAAAGTGTATTGATTTTTGACGCTTCAACAAAGATTTGGAGTATTCAGGATGAAGTAGAACAATTAGCTGGGAAGAATGGAAAAACTATAGAGCTATTCAGTGCCACAAAGCAAAATGGGTATGCCGTTGGGGATCAAGTATTTTTTAACTCTGATATTTGGGAGGTTACGACAGCAGCTGCACAGGGAGAAACACCTCTAACTAAGCCGGATAAATTTAAAAAGGTTTTTTACGGAATACAATATACTGAATTGTATAGAAACCTTATAACTACTGGAATAGGAGAAGCTCGAACAAATTATACTGCAAATAGTGATGGATCAATTAAGATTTACCGAGGTTCCGACGAAACTACGACAGGATGGAGATTTATAACTTTCAATCTAAAAACAAATACTTTTTGGACTAAAAGTCATCAGTATTATGTCTTGTTGGATATTACTGTCAATAGCCTACAAGGATTCGACGCTGGAGCTGAATTTGATTTTGGAATATTACCGAAATCGGGTTCATCTGTAACAGTAGGTACGAAAACAAACATTGTTAGGGCTAAAGTTGGATCCAGAACGATGATGAAATTGAAGCTTGATATAACAATGCCTACGGGAGATTATGCGGACGCAAATAAGCTTTATGTGCAATTTATCAACGCTACCGGTTCAAATCAGATCTATGATGTAACTATTCATAAGATGTTAGTTGTTGACCTAACAGCATCAAATACTTCTACAGCTGATATTGATACCTACGTCGATGCAAATGGTATTAAGGATGTGGAGATGATCTCTGATTTTGTTGTTCGAGAAGATGGTAAAACTTTATCAACTAATGATTACACCAATGCTGATAAATCGAAATTAGCGACGACAAATATCTACTCGAATGCGGATAAAGCAAAATTGGATTCTATTGGCAAAAAGATTATTTATGATAACATTTCGAAGAGCCTAAGGTTTCAAAGCGTAACAGGAGCATTAACAAAAACTGACAATACAGACGGATCTATAAAGCTTGTAAAAACATCCGCCATTTCTTCGGGATGGAAAGGTGTAAATCTCTTACTGGATTCTGACAAGGCATTTATAAAAAACCACGTTTATTATGTAGCTGTTGATATCTTGGTTAACCAAAATTCATTAACTGAGGGATCAACAAGTTCAGCTGGCAATAACTCGTTTACGATCTCTGCTAAAGACAACGCCGATAATAGAGCATTAGTATCGGTTTTGCCTTCATCAAACACCACTACAACTGGAACAAGGAGCGTTATTTCCGTAACTCTAAATATCAACGATCCAAATAATAATATTTCTCCAAATTCAAGGTGGGTTTATCTTCAATTTGGAAATTTTGCAGCTGATCAGACCATGAACATTGATATCCATAAGTTGTTCGTGATCGACCTAACAGCAAATAATCTGACGAAAGATCAAATGGACGCTTATATCGCGACCTATGGACTTATGGATACTTTGTCAATTTTTGATTTCGAGGTAACAAAAGCGCAGACTGCTGGTTATGCTTTAGTAGCAAAGAGCGTAGAGAATTTGGTAATAGGTGGAACATTGCATCTTTGGGGCGATTCTTTGGTTGGTCAGAAGTGGGGTGATTTTTTAGCACAAATACTTGGTCGCCCTGTTATTTCTCATGGTTATGGTGGCAAAAAGTCTTCTTATATAAGAGATCAATTCATTGCTAATCCTGTGGTAACACAATTCCCTCAAATTATATGCGTGGGAAGGAATAATTATCCTAATACAGAAGTTATCATAGACGACATTAGGAGAATGGTTAAAGCTATGGGACATTTGAATTTTATAATATTGACCCCTCCAAATGGAAATTATGGAACATTAAATGGTACTGAGCTTACTTTGGGAGAGCTTAAAGGTGGCCCAGCTTATAAACAATTTATTGAACTGGAGACAAGACTATCTGCCGAGTATGGCTCAAATTATCTTAACTCTAGAATTGGAACAATTCAATCCTATGACAATGGCGGAGTAACGCTTTTGAACGCCTTCACACAGCCAGCCGTTGGAGGACAGGTACAGATTAATGTCTCGGATGCCGATTTCCTCACTAATTACAATGCATCAACAGTCAATAAGTGGGGAGCAGCAGTTGTTGAGAGAGTTGTTATAGGTATTAATGGAATATTTGATACTTATAAAATTGTTAACAAAGTCAATTCGACCACATTACTTTTAGAGTTGATTGAGAGTAAACGTATAAGCCCTGGCTCAACAGTAACTAATCTAACTGACGATGGCGGTACTAGCTCGGTTATATATTTAAGAGTGATGCAAAATGCAGACTGGATAAGTTATCAAAATGACATAACACAATCATCGTTTAGAAATGACGATATACATATGTCAGATGCTGGCAGGATGTGTTTAGCTAGAGTTGTTGCGAATAAGATTAATGTAATTAAAATTTAGAATATGTTTTTTAATGTTTATAGAGGTGTTAATGTAGTTGCCTCCTTATCCTTAACAGCTGGCACTTTTACAAAAACTTTGATGGCAGAACATGAGCTTATTTTTTCATTCCGGACAGAGAAAGTGCTCGACATACATGTTGGTGATTATGTTACATATAAAGGTGAAACAATGACTGTTAACAAGGAGCCAGAAGTGAAGCGAGATCACCTAATTGAATATTCAATTACTTTTCAGGGGCAACGTCATACGTTGTCCCGTTTTCTGCTAAAAGATGAAGGTGCTTTAACGTTCGACTATAGCGATAGTTTGGAAAACTACATGTTTATGTTTTTGGAGTCTATTAATTCGGTCGACAGTGGATGGACGGTTGGTGAGCTGGATGAGGTTGAACCTTTTACATTGACGTTCGAAAAGGTTGATCATCTTACTGCATTAAATATGATAGCGGAGGCGTGCAAATGTGAATGGCAATTGAAAAATAAAGCGATTTACATTAAAAAATCAGTTGGTCAATTTAGAGATTATCCATTAAGCTATGGGAAAGACAACGGCTTGTATTCTATTAAACGGGTTATGCTTGAAAATAGTAAAATTGTAACCCGTGCTTATGCAGTGGGTGGTACAAATAATTTGCCAGCAGGATATTCTTTCAAACAGTTGACTTTATCAGGATTTATCGAAGATGATACTGCAATTGATTTATTTGGATTGAGAGAGGGAGTTATAGAGGATCTAGAAATTTATCCACGTCTGAAAAATGCCACTGTAAAGAGCGTAGAAAAGGTTAATGATAACAGCTATGTCATAGGTACGGACTTGGATTTTGATTTAAATCAAAGCATGATAGATGGTCAAGAGGCTAAGATTGTTTTTAATTCTGGAATGTTAAATGGGCAAGAGTTTAAAATTCTTTCATATACCCATTCCACAAAAAAACTACGCTATGAGGCGACTAAAACGGCCAATGGTGATTTGGTTCCCTCTGGAGCCATAATTGCAGATATAGGCGATAAATATGTACTGATTGGTATACGTATGCCTCAAAGTTATGTGGATGCTGCTCTATTGGAATTGACAAGTAAAAGACTAGAGTATCTAAATTCAAACAAGGTTCCAAGAGTGGTTTATGAGGCTCCCCTTGATCCGCTAGACCTAAAGCGGAATAATGTAGTTATTAATGAAGGTGATATATTACCTTTTAAGGATACTAAGATCGGACTTGACGATAATATGCGAATAACTAAAGTAAGTTATCCAGCATGTTTTCCTGAGGAATTATTGCAAGGGATGGTCTTTACAGTTGAGATCGGCAAAGAGGTCACTTATACAAGAGCGCAAAAGGTTGAGAAGGATATTAAAGAAACTAAAGAAGTAATTACTCAATACAGCAAACAAAGCTGGGAAAATGATCGCAGAAACGTCCTTGCGATGAACGAATTTAAAAACAAGGTATTTGATCCAGATGGAAATCTTCAAGATCCGTTAATTCAGGCCATTGTGGCTCTAATCGGCACAGATTCGATGTATTATGACCTTGAAGGATTGATAATGTCTGAAAACGCAGGAAATGATCCGAATGCTTTTGCTCTGTCTGCTTGTAAACTTATTCATAGAGTTTACAAAATTGAAGGTTTAGGATATATCTGGGACATACCGTCTTTTTCAGTGCTAAATCTAGATCCTACAAAGCCATATTACCTTGCAGCAAAATGTAGTAGAACAACATTATCAGGAGAATGGGTTTTAACAACAGATCAGAAGAGTGTGGATGATGAAATTGGGCATTGGTTTTTCAACTTCGGTATTTTATCCAGTGTGCTGGAAGGGAAAAGAAGCTTCCAGCCAACAAAACTGTTTACGTTAATTAGTGGAGGCAATGTAATTACCGATACCATTACTGCTTACATGATAGATGTGAAAAAGCTTTTTGCCCAGTACATAGAAGCCGAAAATTTCTGGTTAAAGCAGGGTAAGATCGGGATTTTTGATGTTAAGAATGGTTATATCCAAACAGAGAGCTGGGAAGATTCAAGCAATAGCAACGGGGTACGCTTTACTAATAATGGGATATTATCACGTAATGCCAACGAGAAACTATTTCCAGCCTCTACTGGAATAGATTATGCAGGTTCATTAGTCGGTATGGTAGATCAAGCTTTACCTCCAGATCAAGATTCTTTTGGTAGTGTTGCGAGGGCTGGATTAATGGGGGTAAATTATAAAGATATGAATGTACGGGCAATGAACCAGCTTATGTGGACATGGGGGCAATATGGGGTATTAGCCTCTTCTTTGAAAGTATTAGGAGGTGTAGAGTTGCCTGCTCGAATTGAAGAGGCATCTGGTATAGTTCAAATTACTGGAGGAGATTTTAATGTAATCATTGCAGGTCAGCATACAGGTGCAAAACTGCCAGATAAGCCAAATCATGGACAAATGTTGATCATTAAGAACTCCAGAGCTATTGACCTTACTATAACAGCTGGAACTGGACATAATTTTATTTTTGCAGATAATAGCCAGTCCAATCTGGCCATCATACCAGCTGGGAAATATCGTTGGTATCAATTCGTGAGGCAGTTGTTTACTGGGGGGTATTGGATAGAAGTGGGAAGTGTTTAAAAATAGATTAAGAGCCGTTTAAATTTGTTTTAAACGGTTCTTAATTACTTGTATTCCCTTAGTGCCCATCCAAGGTGAAAGATGTCTGTAGGGTCATATTCAAACCCCTCCCTAGGTTCAATCTGAATGCTTGTCTTATTCAATTTAACAACATATTTAAGGAAGAAGCCAGATACAAACATGTGGTCTTCTTTTGCTGTGTTTATTGCCTTGATAATGTCAGAACTGGGTAATACTATTTTTATCAT